GACAATACTATCTGCCATTGACAAGATTAATGTCTCTCTTTCCTATCCACTCGGAATGTGCTGTGGGCATTAACGCCCACGGTCCTGAATGGCATGAATATGCCAAACATATGAGTGGATTTGGCGAGGATAGAATACTTGCTGGTGATTATAGTAAATTTGACTTGCGAATGCCTGCACAAGTGCTTATGGCAACATATAAGGTTTTTATTGATGTTTGCAAGGAATGTGGAACATACACTGAGGATGATATAATCATTATGAAAGGTATTGCAACTGAAATAAGCTATTCAGTTGTTGCGTATAATGGTGATCTCATCATACATAATGGATCTCAACCATCGGGCATTAATACTACTGTGCATGGTAATTGCGGAGACAATAGTTTAAACTTTCGTATTGGTTATGCTAATGAGGGCCTTAAACAGGGCTATACTCTTAAAACATTACCAAAATTCAAGAAAGTAGTAAAATTAGGAACATATGGAGATGATGCAAAAGGTTCAGTTAAAAAAGGATTTGACTGGTTTAATCACATCTCATTTGCCAATTTTCTTAAAGAAAATGATATTATTTTTACTATGCCTGATAAGGAGTCCACACCCACGAAATTTATGAAAGATGAGGATGCAGATTTTCTTAAGAGAAAGAATGTATACAATCCCGATACAGGTTTTATTCATGGAGCTTTAGATGAGGATTCGATTTTTAAAAGTTTACATACTGTTTTAAAATCATCACTAGGAAGAAAAGCTCATGCTGCTGGGAACATTGAAGGAGCACTACGAGAGTGGTTTCACCATGGAAGGGATACCTTTACCCGTCGCCATATGCAAATGATTGAGATTGCTGAGAGAGCGCAATTACAAAATTTAACTATGGACGTAAATGAGGATACTGGCGTTGTCATGAATACACTATATGATGATTATGACACACGTTTGGCACAGTTTAGAGCCAAACACTTTGAGCTTTAGAAAGGCTCCCTCTGTCTTGGGCAGACATAAAATGCATCCATTCCGGATCTATCCGGGATTGTAATACTAGAGTTGAAAATAGATGTGTATAATTGGATTACTGCATGCTTTTATATTTTATATGTTTACATAATACATGAACAGCTTTATACATTTAGACATGTCCCTCGTGACATACCGGTATTTACTGGAGGGTTCGTCACCCAACAAAACATCATTGCCATTGGAGGTGTTAAGCGGCACTCTCTTGGTATTTTACAAATATGCTTACTAATACTAATACTAATGATAATAGCATGTCATCAGCTAATGATGACCCGAGTTTTTCAACAACTCAAACATCTCAAAACACACAATCACAAAATGTTCACTTCGTTGATGGAGATACGCCATGGACATACGATGTTGCAGCTACCCCAGATGAGACATCCGAGCTTAGCGGATTCGATGACGCAGGACTTGGAGAATTCCTATCGAGACCGATCAGAATCCAGCACTACCAATGGACACCTGGCACTAAGTTGTTTGAAACTTTTAATCCGTGGTCCGATTTCTTTGGTAATGGGGATGTTCTCCAGAAAATAAATCGATTCCGTAATTTGAGATGCAAATTATACATAAAAGTTATGATTAATGGTAACTCTTTTTACTATGGTAGAGCACTTTTATCATATAACCCTTTTTTAAAAGATGACGAAGTTTCTGTTAATCGGATGTTCTTCGCTCAGGATCTTATTGCGGCTTCAAATAAGCCTCATATTCTCTTGGATCCTTGTTCATCTGAGGGAGGAATAATGTCTCTGCCTTTTATTTGGCCCGAAAATTACTTGGATATCACTAACCGTGGGTGGGAAGATCAGATGGGAGAGTGTATCTTGCATGACTTCGATATACTCAAACATGCCAATGGTGGGGAAGATCCTCTTACGGTGTCCATCGTTGCATGGGCCGAGGATGTTTCATTGCTCATTCCCACAACTGTTATGGCTCAGTCAGATCCTACTTCTCATTTTGAACTTGATAATTTTGGTTTTCCAAAACCGTACGTGCAACAAGCGCAGACGAGCAAAAAGAAGAAGGCGCCGAAAAAGAGTTCGAATACAGCTAGAGATGACGAATTCACGCGCGACGGACTTCTTAGCAAGCCTGCTTCCGCTGTTGCTAAAGCTGCTAATGCTCTTAGCATGATTCCTTATATTGCACCTTATGCAAAAGCGACTAGTATGGTCGCTAGTAAGATAGGAGAGGTAGCACGTATCTTTGGATATTCCCGCCCAGCTGTCTTAACAGATATACGACCATATGTACCACGTTATTGTGGTAATCTTGCAAATACGGATGCTCCTGAAGCGCTATTTAAGTTGTCTTTGTGCTCCAAGAATGAATTGAGTGTCGATACTCGAACTATGGGATTAGGTGGTGCTGATGAATTAGCGATTAATAGCATTGCTTCCCGTATGACTTTTTGGCGACAATTTGATTGGAGTAAGGCAGATACAGCGGATGCGCTGTTAGCATCTATGTCTGTTCAGCCTTTTTGCGTTGATACAATCTCTGCACCTCCTGTAACGGAGATTCATTCAACGGCGTTGGCTTTCGCATCAGCTCCTTTTGAGGCGTGGCAAGGTACTATAAAATTTCATTTCAAAGTCATTTGCTCAGAACATCATCGTGGGCGTTTACGATTGGTATATAATCCGCTAACCAACAACACTGGAAGAGTGGCTTTTAATCAAACTTATTCGACAACTATTGACATAGCTAGTGATAGGGAATTTGACTATGAGTGTAAGTGGACTGACATTCGTGCTTGGAATGCTTGTATCGGGATTGATGGTGCCTCTACTGCAAATTTATTTGATACAAATGCTGCCGTTACGGGCGGCACTGCTTTCGATAATGGCACCCTTTCCGTATATGTTCTTAACCAATTGGCCACACCGTCTTCAACTTCGGCTGACGTTAAAGTGCAAGTGTGGGTCTCTGCTGGGGATGACTTTGCTCTGTCTATACCAGGTACAGGTCTTTCTAATTTGTCATATTTTCGGCAGCAGGCTCAAATGGAATCTCCTGACTCCGATCCTGTTCTTGCTAAAGTTAATGATAATTCAAATAATCCAGTGGGAGGAAATCCTATAGAAACTTATGGAACTGTAGATGCACCATTACTTAAACAAGATAATCAATATTTAGTGTTCCAAGGCGAACGGGTATTAAATTATAAAGATCCCTTGAGGCGCTACCAGTATTCTAACTCTTATTGGCCATATGAAACTGGAAGTGGTTTTCGATATTATGTCCTGGATACTCCTGGCATGCCCCTTTTCAGAGGATGGGATCCCAATGGAATTAATCAAGGTCAAAATTCTACTGCAGGTAATTCACCTTATAACTTTTGCTCAATGACTTTACTTAACTATTTAGCACCAGCGTTTGTTTGTCAAAGAGGCAGCATAAGACACAAGTGGGTTGTTTCAGGCCAGCGTACAAGATTCAATCAGTCTCTTTTGTCCATTACTAGGCATAATGCTGTTTTTCCCACACCACTTTTCGAAACATCTCATCCATTGGATAATGTTTTAGTTAGTGACAGACGTAGAGAATTACAGGAAATGCAGCGTTCTACTATGAGTGGAACTGCTATCACACCTGCGGATTTAAATAATACTCTTGAGATTGAAATTCCTTTTTATTCAATAGGACAGAGATTCAGACCAGCCAGGTTTTTAAATATGGCTGGAACTGGTGATACCCAGGGAATAGAAGTAGCCTGTGAGATATCAGAAATGCTCGGTGATAATAATTGTCGTATTGATCAATTCACTAGTGTAGGTGAAGATTTTACATTAGGCATGTTTGTAGGAGCACCTATTATGTATGCTTATACTAACCCAACGGCAACATAGTGATGTTTTTCTACATTATTTACATACT